CGCGCTTGACCGTCTTCGGATTCAGTTTCAAAAGGAGACAGACCGAATACGCAATGAACTCTCCCTCCCGATCATCGTCCGCCGCCACATAGATCTCGGTCGCCTCCTTCGCTGCCTCTTTCAGAGCCTTGATCGTCGCGGCTTTCTCCTTGATCCATTCATACGTCGGCTCAAACTGTTTGGTGATGCCCACGGAATCCAGGGCAGGAACGAGCGCCCGAAGATGTCCCATGGACGCCATCACACGCCATCCGTGTCCGAGATAGCCCTGAATCGTCTTACACTTTCCTGGAGACTCGACGATCACGAGGGACATGACAAATACGAAGTGCGAATGCGAAGTGCGAAGTGATACGAAGTGCGAAGTGCTGTGGTTTGCTGTTTGCTGTCGCAATTACGTGTCTCAATTTTTTGGACATGATCTAAGAAGATTGAAGCATCTCTTACTAGTAGATGGCACGAGTGAATGCATCCAGTGGTCAGGGCGCCCTCTTTGAACTCGTGGCGCGTGGAGTCAAAGATCGCTATTTTGTCAAGGACGCTCCAGAGAGCACGTTTGTTCATGATCCACGCTATTCCTCCTCCGTTCCCCATCTGGCCGAACGGCGCACCGCCGTCCCTCTCAATGGCACCGCCTTCGGAACGACTTTTGAAGTAGAGATTGATCGGTATGCCGACATCATGACAGAATGCGCCCTAGACGTCACTCTCCCCTCCTGGTTCCCCCCTCTCCCCCTTGTTGCAGGGGGTATGCCCATGGATCCCGAAGTGGCCAATGGACTCTATCCCGTTACGACCCAGGTGGGCGGAGTGTCCTATGGATACGTGAACGGAGTCGGTTATTACCTCTTTGAGCGTATCCAATTCTATCAAGATCAGTTCTTGATTCAGGAGTGGAGCGGGGACGGTCTTCTCGCAAAGCAGCATACCGAGGGGTCACGAAACAGCCGTTTTCTCGCCTTGGAAAAGGGGGGATGGAAAGAGGATAGTGGACAGACGGTGCATCGTGGGATTCAGCTGCGCGCCACCCCTGGCGCCCTTCGCCTCTACCTTCCCCTTCCTGGGATGCAGTGTCCAGGCGATGGAGGATTCCCCTTGGCCGCCATGCCATGGCAGACTCTTCGTCTTCGGATCACTCTTCGGAACCTGGAGGATCTCGTTGTCTGTAGCGATGACACTCACAAACCCGCTCCCTGGAACGTCCCTGCGTTTCAGTATCTGTTTCCTGATGGAACTCCCTATGTGTTTGCGCCCCTAGGCCGAGTTCAGATTGGTCCCCCCACCGTGTTGCTCTCCACCGTGCAACACTATGTCTCTCCTGAGATTCAAGAGGCGCTTCGCACGCAGACCCTCACGATCCCCTTTCGTCGTATCTTTGAAAATCAGTTCTCCTTTGGGGAATTGGATTTCATCTCGTTGGACAAGGGAGGTTCCTCGGCTGTCACGCGAACCCTGGAGGGTCGCCATCCCACCGAACGTCTCTTCTGGTTTTTTCGATCGACCAATGCGCTTCGTCAAAACCGTCTGGATGACTTTCGGAATGACTATTTTGACGATCATGCGCCGACGGCGGCACAGCCTGAAACAGAACCGCCTGGTCGTTTTTATTATCGGCTGAAACTGATCATTGCGGGAAAGGATCGTGAGCATGTGCTAGAACCCTCGGTATGGGAACAGATCGCCGTGCTGGCCAGTTCCGAGAATGCGCCAGGGCGCTCCATTGGCGTGATGGAATGGTCCACGGGCGATGGGTTGGGTGCGGTGTATCCCATCGAGCGACAGCCTGAGGGAACGGTTAATCTCAGCACGGCGGATCGCCCGACTCTGTATCTGGAACTCGCTAACATTCGAAGCAATCCTTTTCTGGCTCAACGGAAATGTGAGATGCGAGTCTTTACAGAGGGATGGAATGTCTATGAGGTGAAGGAGGGACGCGGTCGTGCGATGTTTGCTTCTTAACTTCTTCTTGTGTATGCTATCATCCCATGAACAGTTCATGAGAGGATAGTATGGTTTCTATGTATCTTTATGCCTTCTTAAAGCCGCCTCGCATCCAATCGATCACCTTGGCCGTATCCGAGCTTTGAAAGATCGGCTGCGGGGATCCATTGACAATTGCAAGAAAGGACGGAATGCTCTTCACGCCACAATAGCCTGGTGTATAATCGTTCTCGTCCAGATCACAATAATACCAGGTAATCTGCGGGCTGAGATCGAGAAGGGCCTTCGTATCCAGTCGCTGACACGGACCGCACCAACTGGCGCCAAAACGGATCATCACAATCGGATCATGGGGTTCATTCTTTTTGATCAGACCCTCGAAAAACTCCTGGCTCGGGAGGGGCGTCATCTCGTTGTGGGACATGGTTACGAAAGCTAGTGCGAAGAACGGTGGCAATGAATCCTGAACAGGCGGCGATCAGGAGGGTTCCTAGGAGAACATAGGAGGATGCGTTTAGGTCTTGGGAACCGCCTGACTGGAGAGCGCTTTTAGCGCCATTCACAAAGGCACCGCCTGACTGGAGAGCGCTTTTCGCGCTCTTCACAGACTCAGGAGTGACGCTAGAATACAAAGACGTCGCAGGAAGAAACGATCCCGCCTGAGACAGCGCATCAATCGCCCCTGTTACCTGAGTCGCAATCTCGCTTGATTTGTCCACCACCGCCTTCCCCAGAATCACCGTATTGTCCACCGTCTTCAGTCCTGTGGTAACTGTCTCTCCCACGGTCTTGATGCCCATCTGAACCGTATCCGTCACGGGCTTGAGAATCACTTCTGCAGGGCCCCGCACAGCATCTAGCACCCGCATGATGATACGTGTGAGGAATCCTGAGGCCTCATCCTCCGTGGACTCTCCAGGCGCTCCAAAAAAGTCCTTGTATCGAGAGGTCACCGTCTTTGTGTAGAAAAAGAATGAAAATAGTTTATATGCCCACTGTCCAAGGGCAATAGGAATACCAATCATAGAAATCAGGGAAATTAGACGAATCAGACCCGTTTGTTTCTCCCCCACCAAAAAAGAGTCAAGTCCAAAGCTCCCTCCAAAAATCAGGGCGAGAGCATAGAGAAAGAAATTCAGGTGTTTCTTGCTGGGAGTGTCACTGGATAGGACACCCGCGGCAATGCCCTTGGGGCCGAGACCTGGCACACCCAGACCATAGACTTTCACCACATCACTGTTGAAGATGGCCTGTGCCGCATCATAAAACCACCAGACGCCGAAGAAGAGCATATTGACCACACATTTCGCAAGAAACGTCAAGGGAGACCGAAGATACAGATGATCGAGACCAAAGGCACCTCCCAGAACGGACAGACCGAGGAAGACATGATAGGACAGAGCATCCGTCATGGGAGAGCCACTGGCATTGGTATTGGCATTGGTGTTTTTTTCCTCTTCCCGCCAATATTTCAGCTGGGACACTTCCGTGCTCATTACTGTGACAAGAGGTCTTTTTTGCCTCTTTTTTCTTGCGACTGCTTTGCGAATGCTTTGCGACTGCCTGCGACTGCCGTTAGTGTGACATTAGACCGTAAAGAGAAGTCCGCCAAATCCATTAATCACACGAAATACATTGTAATTGTGTGCGTAGATACGGATCTGACAGGGGCCACGCTGTTGCCATAGAGGCATCAGAGGATTGGTTAATGCCGTGTTCATCTCGAACTGCCAGACAATGCTGTCAATGCGGCTCGCATTCATCGTTCCCGTTGGCTGGATGTCTTCCGGTCGCAACGCAAAGGAATAATTATAAATAAAGGAATCGACCGGAGTCGTCGTGTGGTGATCATAGGGTTGCTGAAGACGAAAGTATTCAGGGCTGCGCTTCATGAATCGGTCATATCCGTCCAATTGGAGTTTCGCGGTGGAAATCAGGTCCAAACGGTCTGCGGGTGAATTACTGTTTAAAAACGGAAACACAAGAGCGGGAGTCGGCTCACCCTTTGCCAAATTGCTATAATTAAACCACTCATTACGGGAGGCCATCATGTCTCTCTGTGCCACAAAAATGAACTCTTTAATGGGATGATTGAATTCCACCTGAATAGTTGCCGTATTCTGTTGGGCCGTCATCGATTGCGCGGGCGTGTATTGGACTTGCTCAATCAAGTATTCATGAGTCTTGCTCACAAACGCACGGCGCTCCTCCGTATCCAAGTAGACAAAATCGCCCCACAACTGGATGCTTGTCAAGTGCTGAGTGCAGTCCACCACGGTCGAGCATGCGGGGTTCCAGAACTCTTGCGCACCCGTGCCTTGTGGTGGAGAGACCCAAAACAATTGCGAAAGAGGTCGGAGCGTAACCGTAATGCGAACGGGGCTATACTGAAGTGCTAGGAGGGGCAGATAGAGTCCTGGGTTGTTACAGAAATAGAACTGAAGCGGAATGAGGAGTCGAATATTGCCCGATGCGCCTGCAGAAAGAACATCGGCTGCATTATACAAATCTGTGCGCCCAATCAATTGATTCAGAGCCTGTCGTTGGGAGGACGAGGTAGTCAATTGGGTCCAGATCTCCATCCATTCCCCTGTCTGTTTGTCAATCTCTTGTTCGCCGACTTCAAACGTGATCTCGCTAATGAGCGCATGACCAATGGAGCTTGTATAAGACAGAATATTACCACTCGTGTCACGGATCGGTGGGAGAACCACTTCTAGATAGACACGGCCTAGGAGATCGCCGCGGCGAGGAATGAGACACGTGATGCGCTGACCAAAATCGGGGGTGCCATCGAAATACATGGGTTGAGATTCGACCGCAAAATTCGTATGGCGCCGATAGACCATTTTGAAAAAACTAATTTGGGGGTTTCCCGTCAGGAACAAATCCTGCTTGCCGGTCGCCACCAGTTGTAATAGCCCTCCACCTGCCGGCATTCTGTTGAATGTTCCGGATATTTAATATGGCCCATCGTGGACACGAGCAAAGAACATAGATGCACATCTAGATGCGAGTATAGACACGTATTCCATTCTTGTCTGATGATAGAGATGAGTCTATCGAGTGGGGTGGTCTCTATCAACAGTGGTCCCTTGATCATTCGGACATATAATGATTCTTCTCGCTACAATACCTATCTTCTTGGCCCCTATGATGAGCCCGTGGAGGAGAATCGTGTGCTGGTCACGGGCCTCAACGGAGAACTCACTCCCTCCGAATCCATCACCGTCTCTTCCGCCACATTTGCGAATGTCTATACCGATACGATTACGATTACATCCACCTATGCCGTTCAAGATTTCCAAATCAATGCGCTCACTCCAGGTCGCGCCATTGTCAGTGATGGTTCCAACTATCTTTCCTCCTCCTATGCGTCTTCTGCCGAACTGAACTACTTGGTGGGGACGACGAGTCTTATTCAGCCTCAGATCAATGCTCGAGCCTATCTATCAGGCGGAAATGCATTCAACGGGGCGGGCTTTAATACCTTTACGAGTTCGGTGGGGATCGGCACCACTGTCCCTCAGGCCCGTCTTCATGTCGTCTCGTCCACCAGCATCACCAATGGGCTTCTTGTTGTCAGTAATTCCATGCCTGCGGATGCGGCGTCCAAGACGTTATTGACGGGTCTGTCCTATGCCACACTCATGCCTACGATGTATGGCACAAGTCTGTATGTCTATGGCACGTCGGGCACGGTGCCGTTTCGGTCCATTCTCGGTGCAAGCACGTATTTCACGGGACAGCACGCCAATCAGCCCGTGGACGGAGAGATGTCACTCAAGGACAATGTGGCGAAGTATGTGGGGCTCATTGTGAGTTCGGCGGATAAGGGATACTATTCCATCAATCCCGTGACGGGTGAGGTGACGACGGGTCGAGATGCCATTACGATCACGGAGGCGCTCCCCTATATTCAGTTGACGACCAAGGACATGGACAAGGCGGTCTGGGGTGTTCTCACCAACGTCAAGAACGACGCCTATAACACGGATGGAACTGTTTCGTATGATGATACCACGGAGTGGGGAGATCGATTGAATACGATGGTGCGCGTCAACGGCTTAGGTGAAGGAGCGGTGTGGGTGACGGATGTGGCGGGGCCGATTGAGAACGGTGATTATATTTGTTCCAGTGTGGTTCCTGGGTATGGGCGACGACAGGATGATGATGTGCTTCACAATTATACGGTGGCGAAGGCGACGATGTCGTGTGCGTTCGATCTGGAGAGCGTGGCTTATCAGTGTGTGGAGATTACTCATGAGGGTGTGACGTATCGTGCGGCGTTTGTGGGGTGCTCGTATCATTGCAGCTAAGTGGGCGGGGGACACTGCCCGCCTGTGGCGGGCGTTTCCCCCGTGCCCCCTCTCCCATGGAGAGGACTAGGTATCTACCTACTCCAAGGGAGAGGGGTGTGTTTGTGGAGCACACAGAATGTCTCCACTTATAACTTCTAATACAATCTTTATCGTATCTTTTTTCCCTTTCAACGGCTGATAAGAAATGATGCGT